AAAGTTTATACTTAAAGAGGTCATAAAAGTCATAAATATATATTTATGACTTTTATGACCTCTTTAAGTATAAACTTTTAAAAAACGAGGTCGCGGGGCAAACCCAACTCAAAAATTTGATTGTTTTTTAACCGACCACACCAAACAAAACTTCAAAATGTCTCTCCTTTCAATCAACGCCGAAATGGTCGCTAACGGGGACGGGCGACCTCGCCGTCCTCGCCAACCGCTCCCTACCAATCTTCTCCACCCCACGCGAACGCCAGTTCCAAAACTTCCAAACGACATCATAATCAAGATTTTGATACAGCGTCGCGACATAAAACGCGAAGAAAACAAAAAGTTTATGTTGAACCGCGTCCCGGGACCAGAATTCAAACAAAAGTTTATTTGGAATTTGGTCGCCATTAAGGGCAGTTTATTATATGCCTATGAAGAACTTCAAATGTATTCCGCGGAGTTGTCTTCGTACGAAGAAAAAGAAACCTTGATGCCCTTCTTCCACTCCTACTATTTAGATGAAGATGATGGTTTGGGTTGGGAATTCCAGGAAAATCTCCCGAACAACCTCCCCCAACCCCCTTTGACCTCAAAGTTTAGAAGTTGGCACTCCCGCCTCCCAGAAGAAAAACTCAACAACGGAACTTACGCCCACGCATACCTCCAAGATTAAACGCCGACTTTTAAAATTATTGATTATAGATTATTATCTTTTTTTTATGTAAATGATACCGCGAATAATTCACCAAATCTATTTTGACTTTGGTCGGGGGAGTTACAGAAATATTCCTGATTTTTGTTGGTCACACGATAAAACAGAAGTCTTTTGTAAAAATAATAAAATTGATCTTAAATTTTGGAACGAAAAACAAATTGAAGAACTTATTGAAAATGATTATCCTGAATTCTGGAAAACTTATCAAGACTTCCCACATAAAATTCAAAAAGTAGATTTCGCAAAATATATAATACTCCATAAGTTCGGTGGTATTTATCTTGATATGGATGTTAAACCTATGGCATCGGTAGAAGACCTCTTCAAACGAGAATTCTTCTTTGTGCGTTGGAATAATGACAAAGATAATAAACCTTATAATGCCGTTCTGGGAAGTTCAATTGGTCTTCCACTCTATTATGAAATTCTACTCCATAGTTGCGAAAGTTTTGAAGAAAAGAAAGATATGCCGATTTATCAGAAATGGTTTGGAAGATTTGTTTATCAAACGACGGGGCATCACATGATTAACAGAGTTTTAAAAAAGAATAAGATATCAATTGATAATATCTTGAATATTATGTTCATTCATAATCCAAGTAAAAACATTTGTGTTTTCCCAGGAACAGGGAACGAAAGTATCTTTTCAGATTGTAATACTTCGGCGTGGTATTCTAAAAATGCTGAAATTTAAAAATTTGATTTGTATTATTATTTCTAAATAAAGGACATGGATTTACTATTAGAGCAACTTGATTTTGAATATTCTCCGACGGGTAAATATATTAAAATCAATAAAAAACATAAAATTAGAGAGGGGGGGCAATTAACAATTGAGACAACCGAGGGAGAAGTAGTTTATAATTATGATAATTTGGTTACTTATTTATTGAAAGAACTTAAAAATGCTGAGGGGGAGGAGTGTCCTCCCCAGGACCAATCTTCTTAAAAATGACTGCTTGATATTTCCTTTCAATTTCTTCCCAACCATTTGCTAATAAATAAGGAATCGCAGTTTCTCCTTTGCCTTTGAATTCAGAAAAACAATGGTCGTCGGTTAAGACATCGTCTATACAAATCAAGGAATAAGGTCTTCCCTTATCTGCTACCGCTTTTACCATATCCAAATGAGATTTCCAACAATTCTCATTTGTTAATTCACATTCGAGGACTTCCTTGTATCTATCCTTTCTTACTTGGGAATGCTGTTTATGGTCGTAATCAAATCCGTCAAGATAGAGATAATCAAAGTTATGGATTTGAGCGAGATAGTCTTCTCCTCTCATAGTAATCGCTAAAAATCTGGGATTATCGTGATTTTTTGCTTCTTCGCGAACATTTTCGGTACATTTGGGATCCATATCAACAGAAACTAAATTCATATCCTTTTTGACACACAGATCCATAAAGAAACCAGTTGAGTTCTGACCCGATAATTTCTCTCTAACAGAACCAATCTCAATAATCGTACGACCTTTTACATTTGTGGGGATATATTCCTCTAAAAGTTTGTGTCCGTGATACGCCATTTACTTTCTTAAAGATTATTATTTCATTTTGAAAATTTTAAAAAATTTGATAATTGAATAAATTTATTAGTAAGGATAAAATGGCGAACTTCAAAGATAGTAATGTATTCAAAGACCAAGACCAATATTATACTCCCAAAGACGCTTGGGAAGTAGTCTCTCACTTATTCCCGAAAGATAAAATAGTTTGGGAAGCGTGTATGTTAGACGCTGTGAAATCCAAATCACCCGAAATCTTGTCTGAATTAGGGTGTCAAGTAGTCTTTGACACTTCTCTCAATTGTTTAACACACGAACCTGAACAAGATTATGATATCATAATTACGAACATTCCATTTTCTAATGTCTTGAAGAAACAGATCTTACAAAGATTTGTTGAATTGGATAAACCATTTCTGATTATTTTGAATTCACTTAATATCTATACGAAATATATCAGAAAAATATTTGGAGACAAACTGAAAGACCTCCAAGTTATTCAACCCTACGGAAAACTTCAATTTGAAGAATTGTTAGAAGACGGGTCATTAAAGAGAAAGAATAATTGTTCGTTTTATTGCTGTTTCCTTGCTTACAAAATGAATTTGAAAAATGAAGACCTTTGGTTGCTGAAAGGGAAAAACCACTAATGTATCACCCCCGTAATATTAGACACAAATTTTTTATTTTGTAAAAGTCCCAGAGATTTTTCTCCCATGGGCATACTTTTACAAATTTGAAAAACTCACTCTAATATTACGGGGACTATACATCAACTAATCAAATGAATATTTCTGTGGAGGAATATATCCTTCTGCTTTTAATGCTGTTTCTTTATCCTTTTTTGCTTTGCTTTGTAGGAGAGTATCCAAGGGAGTAAGATCAACTGCTCTATTTCTTGTAATCTTGTACAGAACAGAAGAAGTTAAACCGCAATCAGCGTAAGTTCCGTCGGGGTCGTGGATAGAAGTCTTGACACTTGTGATAACTCTTTTTTCTGTATTGGTGAAACTTAATTGACCTGATTGTTCTGTATAGTAGTCTCCATAACCATTTACTTTATCAACTATTCCTATGATTGGTTTAGAAGCAATTGTTTGATTTTGAGCGGGAAGTCCTGCTGATTCACCTATATAATTATTTTTCCCTATGATATCAGACCTAATCGTGTAATATGGACGAATAGATTTAGTGGGGAGTTCCTGGGCGGTAATCTTGGTAGAAGATATCCCAACGACATCAACCGCGGAAAGAATATTATACCGAGAACCAAAAATCGTATGACTAGTCGGTAGATTAATATTATACTGGGGATTATTCCATAAATTCATATTGTAAGATCTTAAATCTCCTTCATTCACTTTCGCGTTGGTTGTGGGGAATTCCATTCTGCTAACCGCTTGATTATCTATAATTCTCGTTTGTCTATTGGAAGCGTTATAAGGTGAATGATTGAATTGTTCCCAGCGATAACCCATTACTCCCATTAAATTCGTATTCCACTGAAATTCAGGAACTACGAATTCTTCGATAAAGATACCACCCATAGCGTCGTAAGGTGTCCAAGGTGTTAAACATTCCGAAAATTGTTCCGTAGTGGGAATGGTAGATCCCGCGGGTAAAGTCAGAGTATAAGGAGCAACATCAGGAGACCAATTATTTTTGAGTAATTTTTTATTAATCTTATAACAAGAAGCGTTACTTTCAGGATTGACTTCTTCAACGACAGAACCAGGATGCCCCGACATCAACCCCGCTTCACCTGTATTTCCTTCCACTTCTGATACATGTAATTGAGAAATACTAAAACGATTACTATCTTCGTCATAACTGATTAAGGGTTGGTCTGCTCCTAAATATATTTCTGATAACCATTTGGGTAAATTTTCTACCTGACCAATACCCACACTCGCAGAATTATGGTGGTATTGTGCGTCTTGGTGGGAAGAATTTGAAATTCCTATCTTATTTGAGAAACCATTCCAAAGACCAATACAAGGATTTCCGTAAGCAGAGAAATGATAATCGTGTCCAAACCGCCTTCCTCCACGAGCAGGTGCCGCGATATGGGTATGTCCTCCTCCTACTGAAAACAAATAATTCGGTACGATATTCCCCAATAAACTGAACTGAATTCCAATAACATATTGACCCGGATTGAGTGGATCTTCAATCTTTCTTGCCCAACCATGTGCTAAATTGTGATAATCAGAGGGACCCGATTTAGTCGTGTGTTCTACATCTCCCGCGTTATAATTAATCGTAGCGGGATTGAAATCAAAATAGACTGGATAAGACGCTTGTGAAGCATTCACTAATCCTCCCGACCAAGGACCATTATCATAAAGATCATATCCAAGACTATTTACAGGTCTATGAAATTGATCGTCTAATATGTTGAAGTGTAAGAACCGATTGGTAGTTGCCGAACAATTCTGACCATTCACTATTTGTTTATCGAAGAGTTCAGTATATTTCGCCTGAATATTAAAATATTTATCAAAGGAACTAATGTGATGATCAGACCAAGTTATCCCCAAGGGTAAAACCTGGGAATTTTGGAAGATATCATAACCCGCAGGGATAATATGACCTCCCGAAGTATTGACAAATCTTCCTTCTGTAAAAAGATCAGGTCGTTTCACTCCGATATGTTGATACGAAGATAAATAGTTATAGGCATTATCTACCTTCGCCGCGGTGACCGCACTACTGGCGTTTCTAAAATCGTTCCACATAGTCAGGTTCATTTTATCGGGGGTTCCACAATTGTAAGTCTTGTAGCAAGGCGTTTCAGTTTTGGAAGTGTAGCAGACGCGTTGAAGTGTTCCCGAAGCAGAACTTCCCATCATAAATTCTTTTTTGTGAAAATTCGTTCGTTCATTAAGTTGTTGAGTTAAATCAAAGGCGACATCTTCGGGAGTATTAAAACCTTCCTTTGCTTCCAGTTTGATTAAGTCTCTCACCTGTGTCCATCTTAATAGAGTTGCGGGATCTCTTTTTGCTGTTGCGTCCTGTTGAGAACCGACATCGGGAAAAGTTGATAAAGCAGATAAACCCGACATAGAACCATTATCCCCAAAGAATGTCGCTGCCGAGGCATTAAAATAAATATTATCCGCCCGGAAGATTGTGAATCGCTGATTATTATTTTTGATTTGACCCTTTTTCACCAAGGCAGAAGGGGGAAGAAATCCATTTCTAAATACGATTTCGTAATCGTCAGGGCAGAACTGACTTGGGTGCTGATCAATACCAGTAAGCGTCTGTTCGTGTAAAGTGTTTTTCACATTTCCTAAATTATTGGTATAAGGTGCCTCGGTAGTCGCAAAGTAATTCCAATTCCGATTATCATTATGATCTTCAAAACAATATCGCCTTGGGAGTGCCATAGTAAATTCTCCATTTGTAGTCTTGTACGGACTAATGACCATAAAAGTTTCTTTATCATTTACGCGAATGTCTGATCTTTTAGTATATCCAATTTCCCATTCAAAACCAGTTGGGATATTGATATTGGGAACTGCTTTTTCATATTCCGAATGAAAAACAGGCATTATATCCCCTGTAACTCTATCTTTGATTTCAATTGATCCCGCCTGAGCACCTAATTCTGAAACATAGGCAGAGTGAAGTTCTATTTCGTCTCCTATTTCTAAAACAACCCCGTCACCGAGATCATTCGTATATTCAGCAGGGTTTTTATTATTATTGGTTCTGCCCTCTGCTGAACTTGTTCGAGAACATTCTAAAATAACTTGGTCGGTGTATCCACTCATTTATATGAATGTATAAAAAATTTGATTGTTCAGAATTTTAAATATCACAGAGGAATGTTGAGAGAAAGTGAATATGGTTCAGTCAGTCTATTTTGGAACGGATTACTGATTAGTATGTTTGAAAGAGAAAAAGAAGAAAATTTTATGGAAGAAGGTGAATATTTAATTAGAGAAACCAAAGGAGTACCGATTAAGGAACAAATCCTAACCTATAAATTATATTGCGATGTAATTTATAAGAATAAAAAAAAGAAAAAAAGAATAACTTATGAAGATCATTCATTATTTAGAAAATGTTTATTCGCTTTAATGCGACTGGGAATAGTTGAAAATGACGATGATAATGGATACCTTTGTATGATTAAGCGTAAGTCACAGTGAATACACCCTGTTTCAGAGAAGCGAGGCGAACAACTTGGAGATAAGCGTGTAAGGTAAGTGTATCGTCGTTCGTGACGCGTCTATCATAGAGTTCAATACCACGCGAATTAACCCTTTCGTTGCGATTGAGGCGATACGCCGTCCAAAAGAAGAACCCGTCAAGACTATCCAAGTCTCCGTATTCTTCATACTGACAATATGCCGCCGGATCATTATCGTCCTTGGAACCAGTAATTTCAGCACCTTCACCGCAATACCAACCACGAGGAAGGTGGGGCATTCTACCTTCCGCAGAAAATACATTATGGAAATGTCTCGCGTAATTGGTGACATCAATCGGATACAAGAAGAGGTCGTTGTATCGTAAATTCGTTGTGACCTGTCCCGCAGTTGTGGCAGAGATATCGGGATTTTTTGCGTGATATTTGTTAAGTAAATGGTTATCGTCGTTATCAGCGTCTTGAAGACCCACAAATACTTTATTGACGATGCGACCAGCACCACCAAGGTTCTGTATCAGACCACCAGCACCCGACATATCCGCGGGGGCGACTGTCCGCTTGACGAACTGGTAATCCACATAAGTGAAAGACATGTCTTGGTTCGCCGCCTGATACGCCATCATCATTTCTTGCGGATAATAAATATAATCAGCAATCAGTTTCACTTGGTTCTGATCAATATTCGCTTCGCGTTTGGGAGCGTCGGTAAAAGAAGTTTTGGAAATTCTGCGAGAACCAGGAGTGGGCGGAACTGCCTTATAACCTTCCCACACTTTCGGTTCAAAGGTCAAAGTAATCGAGACCTGTTCGTCAATCATATACAGAGGAAGTTGGTTCATTTTAAGGAAGGGGAATAGATCTGCTAACAGAACAGAGAAAACGGGGTGATTGTCATTATTCTGATTCTGCCACGAATAAACATATTTAGTCGGTTGGGGATCTATATTCAGAGCAATACCACCATTTTTACGGGTATCACCATCATAATCTAAATCCTTACCATTATCAATCGTCTGACTTCTCGCCTCAAAAACGGACTCTTGATTGGAAGCAGAATTGGAAGCATTCTGATATTTTCCTATCGCACCAACACGCTCATTCAAGCAAGGTTTCACAGAGTTAGCAAGGCGACCAGAGAAAACCTGTTCCCTTTCCTTGGCGGTTTCGGGGGCGACGAAGATACTTTCATACGCCATAAATTCGTTAAAATCTTCAATTTCAGAAATAGTTTTCCCACCTATCGCAAGGCGAACGCGTTGAAGTAACGAATGAACACCAACGCCAGGAGGGAAGAAAGCGTGTTCTAAATTAGCAGTTCCACCCAGCGAAGCATTATCGAGAGCAAAAGTAATTCTTGAATTACTATGAAGGATACCTTTGTTTTCTAAAACGAAGTGGCACTGACTCTGCGAGAATGAAACGGGTTCAAGGATAGAAGTTTCAACATCAATAGAGGTATCAGAAGGAACTGAACCTATTTTTATGATATCGGGAATTTGGTTTGCGGAAGGACCGCTCGGTACAACATCAGAAGAAGGGTCGGCACTCATTTATTTATAATGAATGGTATAAAAAGAAAAAAGTTAAGAAATTTTAAAACTCAATCAATTATTTTAAGACTTGAATTCCCTGTGGAGTTGATAGGACTGTCTGCTTGGAATGAACGAAAAGGAAAATAGCATTTGGAGAATCAGTTGTTAAATCCAATTCCATCTGAACGCCAAACGGAACAGAAGAAAAGTCAATACCCTGATCCGAAATCGTATCATAAGCAACACCTAAACCGAACTGACAACCTCCTTCGGTGAATTGTTTCGCCTGTAAGAAGTTTGCTGTCATAGTCTGATATCTGAAATTCTGTGGAGTAACGGAAGACCTGCCAATCTTGGCGAATGCCAACACGCTATCCATATAATTCCGAACCAACTGACCATCGGCAATATTGTTTTGAAGATCTGTTTTTTGAAGGGTATCCACATTATATTGAAGAGGATAACGCTCACCCGCCCGAGTAAAGACCAACTGCTTGACCTTCGCCATAGCACCAGTAGAATTCGTAAATGGAAGACTTGCTAATCCGTCCTGAACAAGATTATTAATGTGACTGGCGGGAACCATATTCATAAAGACACCCAAAACCTTACTTAACGCAAGATTGAAATTGAGCGTCGCGTTAGCAGAATTAATCGTCTGATAATAGGAAGTAATCGTGTTATAGACGAAAGTGTTGCTGGTCGCCCGAGTTAATTGACTTAACTGGTCAGGCGGGGGAATACGCGTTTCACAGATGAGACGAACATTTTTGAGTTCATAGAACGCTTCTAAAAGATTAGCGTCCGAAGCATTCCCCGAAAAGAGAACATTACTATCGGGTGCTAACTGAATTTCAATTCGGAGACCACCTACACCCCAAGTTCCCGAGAGGGGAATTGGTTCTTGACCCAAGAATAAACCGCAGACAAGGGGAACGCAAAAGGTATTCGGTGAAAGACCACCCGAAGCACTCGCCGCCTGGGGATTGACGATTGCTCCAAGGTTCTGAAATTTCTGATTCGGGTACCGAAGGGACTGATCCCACGAATGCCCGGAAAAGTCCTGCTGTGACTGGGTAACCGATAAATAGGAAGACATCATTCTGTTCCAGTGATTAATACTCTCAATCGTCTGACCCGTTTTCTGTGAAAAAATATTCAACTGGTCTATGACCGAATTGATACCCAGTAATTCATTAATCTGAATTTGATCCGTTTCCAGCGGGACAATCCCTACTCCCGCTCCACCCACTTTCTTAAACACATTAAATTCACCTACAAAGCGAATAGAACCTGGAACGATAAATCTTTCCTGTTCGCCAATAAGGAACTGAACAGTCGGTTGCCCGTTCGCATACGACAAAGTGCCGTCACTTGTAATATTTGATGGAACAATTTCCTGGTGCGAAGTATATCCCTGACTCATTTTTATACTATGAATTAGAAAGAAAAGAAAAAGATATTATTTTAAAAATCCGTTTAGGTTTGAAGAGCGATCGCGTTGCCCTTAATTTCAATTCTGCGGAGGTGACCACACCAACACATCCAAAGTTTATTAAACTCGGGAGCAGTCGTTCCCGTGTATTCAAGTTGGAGTTGGAAGTCCTTACCACGAGCGTCATAGACCCCGTCCTGTAAGGAGAGAGCACGACCAATTACGAAATTTCTCTGGAACGCCAACATGGAATGAGGGCGAATACCTCCCATAACTAACGCTTTCTCTAATTCAATTAGAGGTTGCTGATCCAGCGACGCTAAATTGGTAATTCTATCACATTCAACCTTTCTATTCGGGTTCAATTTCCCGTCATAGAATAACTGATAACGCTGTAAGTGGTCGGTGATACCAACATAACCCATTCTGTTAGATTTGTTCGCATACCAAGTATAGGTTTCCTGGGACAGAGAACCATTCACCGCCAACAGAGTAGAGGTGCGACTGAAATTTTCAGTAGGACCATTCTTACCAAGGATATAATCGCGATTAGAAAGAACTGCCGCACAAGTCGGAACACATAACAGAGATTTAGCACGGGATTCCGTTAGTGGAATTCGTAGAGTAGCAACCTTTTCCGAAGCAATTTGGGAGATCTTGTAGTTTCTCCACGAAAGGAAATCATAATTCATAGAACCACCTTCCTTCATCATAGACGAAAGTTTGGAAGTGTATCCCGAAGGCATCGTAACTTGCTGGGCGATAAATTCACAATTGGTAATTTCGTACGAAGGAGCATAATCTATCGAAGAATTCTCAATACTCATAGAATAGAGGACTTCTGACCTTGTAATAGTATTCGTGGGGCGATAAGAAGCGTTCAAAGTCACCTTTACCGCATTTGTAGTTCCCGCAACATAATCAATCCCCGTAATGCGAGGGCGAGTGGTGCCGAATGCCGTGGGCGGATTATCTACACCAGTAGAAGCGTTAATAAATCTAATTTCTTCACCCTTGACGAAAGGGAAGTTAGCAATACCAACAGAAGCATTCACACCCATAAGATTATCACGGCGGATTAAGAACTGACTGAAAGCAGAAGCATTCGCCGCGACGGGGTATCTTGGGGCAGAATTGGGAAGACCAACCGCGGGATCACCCTGCGAAGCAGAAAGGAATACAGGATTACCCCATAACTTACGGAACTTACTGGTGGTATCAAGACACTTAATAGAACGCTCGGCACTTTCAAGAATAATTTCAACGATTAGACCATCCGTCATACCAACGGGGAAAATCTTATCATTCTGGAAGATACCCGTATTGATAGGAAGTAAGCATTTCACAGTTTCAAATTCATTCCAGTTTTCATCATCAACAACATACGAAGCAGAGCGAGGAGTTTTCCAGTACGGATTAGTTCCTAAATTCTGTAAGGAATCGTGTTCCATTCCCGTGGTTGAACGAGTAGCAGGGTTGAAGACTACCGCTCCTTCTGTAAGAGAACGCTTGGATCTGATAGTATCATTTGTTTCATAATCATATTTGACCGCCGCGAGGCAGTTATAATCCTGGTATTCCTCTAATAGAATACGCCCAGCACCACCCGAATACACACGGAGATCCTTAATAAGAACCTGACCACCTAAATGCTGGTCTAATTGAAGACGGGTTTGTCTGCCGTCTGCCGTCGTAGGGGCAGATAACTTTACATCAAAACGAAGATAACTTTCCTTCGGTTGAATGAAACCTAATCCAGCGGGGATTTGGAATTCAATCTTTTGACCCGGACTATAATTTAATCCGTGGGTCGCGGGGACACTTACTTTCTTTTGCTCAACGGGAACTTTGTCTTCGGCAGTCCAGAAACTCATATTTTATAATGATGGCAATATATTAATTCCTAATGAAAAAATTAAAAAAATTATCTTGCGGCGATTGATTTTGTTGGATCGTGGGCAATATTCGCAACAAATCCAAGGGTTTCATATTCAGGGGAAATCGGTCCAGAAGGAGGAGCGGTTGGTTTCTTCTGAGCAAGAGCAGTTTTCGCGGAACTTTCGTCTTCAATTGATCCCGTAGTTGAGGTCGCCGCACCCGCAAGATTCACCGCCGCCGCGACGGGAACTAATAATCCCCCTGTGAATGCCGCCGCGACATCTAATAAACCACCCCCGACAGTCAGAAGATCTCCCGCTATATCCGTTTTACTTTCCATTTTCCCCGTATCAGCGTCTTTAAAAACATTCCCCGTCTGAATTAGATTATCAACTCCCTTTGCGACATCAATTCCCGCACCAAGATTACCTAACGCTTTACCACCAATAAAAGCAGTCTTTTCACCCGCTCCCGCAACTGATAAACCTTTTTGGGCGATACCTTCTACTCCCGTTAATGCTTTGGTTTCGGCAGTCGGTAATGCTTTGACTTCTTCGATATCTCTTAAACGAGACATTCCTAACTGATGACTTGAACCAAGAGACATACCAGTCCGAGCAAAAGGTCTTCCCGAAGCGAAACCTTTACCATATTCACTAGTCGCTCTTCCCACTTGAAACAGGCGTGAAAGATTAGTTAGTCCTTCTGCGGTATCTTTTTCATCAGAACGAGTATCTTGTCCTGTTAGGTTTGCTTGGAGACCTTTGAAATTCTGTGTCGCCGTTCTAAAATTATCCTGACGAATTTTTGCCGTTTGAACTGCTTGGGTGTGAAGTTCATTTTCGTGTAAGACCGCGTCTGAAATACCATACATATCCATTTTTATATGAACATGTAGAATTTATTAAGAAAAAGGATATTTTAAAAGATTACCCAAAGGGATAGAACGAGTGGAAACGAGGACTACTTTTCAGGTTCGGGTTCGGGTGCTGGTTCTTCGGCAATAAAGTTTTGACCTTCTGCGATTAAAGTTTCAAAATTACGATATGCCTTTGGAGGATTAGATTGGAAATCCATGTGGAGGAAATTATATCTTTCGGGAGTTGCTTTCTTGTAAATTTCTAACCAGTTCTTTGCTCCACCAAAAACATCACCATATTCTTCCGCCATTTTTCCTAATTCTTTTTCATTTGGAAAAGGACTTCCTACAATCACATTCGTAGCATTCTGACGAATAATAGGAGAACATGCCCTAAAATTCTGACTACTAATAATTAAGAGTTTAATATTGAAATGACGGAAACGGGAAGCAAGGTGATTAATAGACGCTTCACGGCGAATTGAACCCAAGCAATCGTCAAGGACTACTCCAATTTCAGGTTGTTCTTCTTTATCGTACGATTTCTGTTGAGTAATAATTCCCTCGATAATTTCATCATTATAATTATCATAGGTATCAAACGCTTTCGCTAAAAATCTACTCGTTACATCATTTGCGATAGTATTACTAATAATAGTCGTTGAATGAAATCTTTCTTGGGCATCATAAAATCCCATTTCTGAATCACCTAATAATAAATTACTAATAATGGTGGATTTCCCTGTGCGAACAGGACTAATCATAAGAAGTAGAGATCCTCCACCAGGACCATCAATTTGGGGAAGGTGTGGATGAACTTCGGGGTGATCTGTTTTAATTTCTTCTGGCGGAATAACTGGGCGAATTACTGGCGTATTCATTTATTACTTTCATGGATAATATTTTCAATTGAAAGTTTTTAAATTTTTCTTGCGATTAATGAACAACCGATTACTTTGATAGTTTCCCATTCAGGATACTGGGGCAAAATTTCATCAACGCCCTCGGTCACCCCTTTCCACGCTGGATCATTATAATTATCAAACACAACAATTCCAGAAGGACTAACTTTACTCTGATAATTTTTGAAATCTTTCATTACTCCTTCTTTGGAATGATCTCCATCAATAAACAGATAATCAATATTATCGGGACACTTATCAACTACATCATCGGATTTACCTTGTATTAAGAGGTAATCGTGGTTGTGTGGATTATTATCGTCTAAATTCTTCTTGACTACACCAATATGGTCTGAAAGATCAACTCCTCTATGGGGGTCGTACGAATTCCCATAATATCCAGTAAAGGGATCAATCCCAACAAACAAACACTTTTCTTCCTCTTTCATTTGTTCAATAAGACTACCGCCATAGAGAACTCCAATTTCAACATAGACTTTACACTCTTCGAGGAATTCCTTTCTAAACGAAACCAGTTTATCAGAAGAAGGCGAAGCACAGATACAACCAATCATTTACTTTTTGACAGGATTTTTTTTTGAGACTGATAATTTTAAATCAAATCTCCCATTTTTTCTCTGAAATAATTTACAATGATTAGGATAAATTTTCGCCAAGAGTTCTTTATCCT